TTCTAGGATGTACTTCATTTTTAGATTCTCCGATGGGTTGCAGGGTGATGGTTCAACGAGGGACAAACTGATCGTGCAGCGCGGGCGAGAGAGCCTCTACTGTGCCCAGCACGGATAGCAGACGATCAGCGACGGCAGGGGGCTTGCGATTGCCGCTTTTCCAATTGCGCCATGTTGTGATTTTGACCCCGAGGTATGCGGCCATCCGATGATCGTCCAGCGATAGCCGTGCCTGTGTGGCGAGTAGGTTTTCTTTCGTGTCCATGGGTTACTTTCGATCAATGAGGGATAGGATCAGCGCGACTAGTGCGCTTGCGAGAATGGCGAGGATCATTTGATGATGCCTACCGCCAGCATGACGAACACGGCGACAAAGCCGACGGCGCAGACGATGGGCAGATAGCGCCCGATGGGGTCGTTCCATTTGTCCACGTCAATGCCGTGCCCGTGCTGGGGACGATAGGCTGAATAGGTGCCATTGCAGCCCCTGCGGGCAGTGCGCTCGGGTTGGTAGGCTTGGCCGATTTTGATTTTGGGTTGCATGGTCATTCCCATTCAATATTGCGGGCAATGCAGTATTGATCGACGGCATCGGGCACTGACATGCCCGAAAAGTAGAAGTGCAACGCACTGGGCCATTCAATCCGGCCAGATAGCGCGGGTGCCCGGGTGATCAGCGCATCGGAGAATTGCGCTAGCCATTCAGCCTGTCGCTGTGCTTTGGTCAATCCGTAGTGGCGCTTCATATTCATGCTGCCATCCTGATATCGATAACGCGTTTACGGGAACCATGAGCCGGAAAGCCCACGATGGTAGTGCGCTGGCGCTGGCACAGCTGGCAAGTGGCGCAGCTAACGTCATCGCGTTGCGTTGCAGGGCAGACGACGACCTTGCGCCCCGATGGGGTCACCGTGTTGTCAGTGTGATCGGACGACAGGACGACGACGACCGGGCCTGCGCCGGTGTCGGCCAGCCTGTCGGCGTCTGCCAGATCATTGGCGGACAGATTGACAGTGAAGCCCCATGCGTTTGCATGCCGAACCCATGCGAGAGAGTCTGCATCGCGATAGTGCGTATACGTGAACCCTCGCCGGCCGATGTTGGCATGCACAAGCTCGCCCAGTGCGACAGGATCGACAGTGCTGCCATCGCCCGGTAAATCGCCGGCTTGATTGTGTCGCCACAATTGCCCATCGGGCAGCGCTGCAATCTGATCGACGAAAGTCTGCCAGTCTGTGCCGCGTGTGCCGTTAGAAACCGCATTCCAATGCAGCGCCAGCGGGCCGGATGCAGCGTAGCAGCCATCGCGCATGGCGCAGTCTGTCGGGCATGTTGCCTTGGACGTAGTGCTAACGGGAATCGGGCCTGTCTTCGCGTTTGCAGACTTAGGTGATAGATGGACGGAATAGGTCATGGCGGGTTCTCCTGGGTTGCGCGCCCCGAAGGGCGCAGGGTTGTCTCAGTAGGATGCGCGATCAGCGAACCATTCACGCGCTACCTTCACTGCCTCAGCGCGGGTATCGGCGCAACCGATGTAACCCTCGCCATTGGGGTCGGTGAACAATTCGTAGACTTGCGCTGCCTCATCCCATACTGAGTAGGCTTCGAGGTTTTGCTTTTTGTCGGTTGCGATCAGGGTTGGGAAGTAGATTGCCATGTCGGTCTCTCCTAGGTTGCGCGCTGCACTGTGCAACGCATGAGGCACAGTGTAGCAATGGGTTTTGCTTGTGTCAATGGGTTTCTGTAGCGAAAGTGTGAACAATTTAGCAATGGGTTCCGGGTTTCAGGGGGTGTGACAAATGCCCTAGGAAACGGGGGGTAAGAAAATGCAAATTCATCAATGGGTTCAGGGGAAAAAAATGTGAAACGTAAACGCCATTTGTCACACCCCCCTCGTCAAACCCATTGAAACGCATCAGCGGGTCTCATCGTGCATCAATGGGTCTGCTCCCTGGGTGCAATGGGTTCCCCTTGGCGCAATGGGTTTTGTGCATCAATGGGTCTGTAAACCCATTGTGATGCCTGCTCAATGGGTTCTGCGACCCTCGATGCAATGGGTTCGCGGATCATGGGGCGCACGGGGCAAGCAGGCGCGTGGGGGTGGTGGCCGGGGGTGCCGATGGGGGGAGGGGAGGGCCGAGCCGATGGGTCAACAGAAGCGGTGGCACCACGCACCATTTTTTATTTTTTCAAAAATCAGAAACCCATTGACACATCGCCCCAACCACCTGCCAACTTGACACCCACCCTCGTCGTAGCCACAATCGGAAGCACTATGGACACGCAAACCGTAGGCGCACAGTCGTCTCTGCCGGACTGGCTGACCCCATCCGCCAGTCAATCTGTCACACCCCTGCCCGCGCCCCAGTCCCCCAAGGTTTTAACTCGTGAACTCATGCTGGTGCAGTTTGAGTCCATGTTTGAGCGCGTCTTGACTGAGATCACCAGAGGGCAGACCCTCAAGTCGATCATTTCGAACGACGCCCGCAACATCGACTACGACGCCTTCTGGCAGTGGATCAAGAAAGATCCCCGGCGTGTACAGCGCTACAAGGAGGCGAAGGAACTTCGCACGGAGTGGTGGGCTGGGCGCATGATCGAGATTGCCGAGGGTGGCGATACAACCGAGGACGTACAGCGATCCAAGTTGCAGATCGACACTTATAAGTGGCTCATGCAGGCTGACAATCGCAAGACATACGGCGAGTCGCGCCAAGTGGAGTTGTCCACATCCATCTCGATCACCGCAGCGTTGGAGCAGGCAAACGCTCGCATGCTGAACGTGATCGACATGGTGGATGCCCCTGCGCTAACGCACCAAGACGAGGATAACGAGTCGTAATGCAAAAGCCGATCTATTCGTCTGAAGATGAGCAGACCCTGATGGCGCAGTTGTGGTCGCCGCAGATTAAGGACGACCCCGAGGCGTTTGTCATGTTTGCGTTCCCGTGGGGGCAGAAGAACACACCGCTGGAAAATTTCAAAGGACCGCGCAAGTGGCAGCGCGAGGTGCTGCGCGAGATCCGCATAGTCATTAAGGACAATCGAGGACACATCTCGCAGGGTGAGGTCATCGAGGCGATGCGCCAAGCGGTGGCCTCCGGGCGCGGGGTGGGCAAGTCGGCGCTGGTCAGTTGGTTGATCCTGTGGATGCTGACCACTCGAATTGGCGCAAGCGTGATCGTAAGCGCTAACAGCGAGGCGCAGCTTCGCAAGGTCACGTGGGGCGAGTTAACCAAATGGGCCACCATGGCGCTCAACTCGCACTGGTGGGAGCCGACAGCCACGAGCCTGCAGCCTGCCCAGTGGCTCACCACCCTCGTTGAGCGCGATCTTAAGAAAGGTACGCGCTACTGGGGCGCTGAGGGGAAACTGTGGTCTGAGGAAAACCCCGACGCCTACGCTGGTGTCCACAATATGGACGGCATGATGGTCGTGTTTGACGAGGCGAGCGGTATCCCGGACAGTATCTGGTCGGTGGCTGCGGGCTTCTTCACAGAGAACATCCTTGATCGGTACTGGTTCGCGTTCTCCAACGGGCGGCGCAACACCGGGTACTTCTATGAGGCGGTGGACGGCAACAAGCGCGAGTTCTGGAGATCACGCAAGATCGACGCTCGGGAAGTCGAGGGCACCGACAAGCAGGTCTATCAGCAGATCATCGACGAGTACGGCGAGGACAGCGACGAGGCCCGCGTCGAGGTCTATGGTGACTTCCCTAAGAGCGGGCAAGACCAGTTTATTGGACCGCACCTAGTAGACGACGCCGCCAAACGGCCACCGTACAAGGACATCACCGCACCCATCGTCATCGGCGTAGACCCGGCTCGTGGCGGCATGGACAGCACAGTAATTGCGGTGCGTCAGGGGCGGGACATTCTGGCGATCAAGCGGTTCAAAGGCGATGACACCATGACCACCGTCGGGCACGTTATCGACGCCATCGAGGAGTTTCGCCCCACACTGACCGTCATCGACGAGGGTGGGCTAGGTTACGGCATCCTTGACAGACTGACCGAGCAGAAGTACAAGGTCAGGGGTGTGAACTTTGGCTGGAAAGCGAAAAACCCGGTGATGTGGGGCAACAAGCGGGCGGAAATCTGGGGCGCGATGCGGGAATGGCTTAAAACAGCGTCCATTCCCAACGATCGCAGGCTCAAAGATGACCTAATTGGCCCGATGAAGAAGCCCAACTCGGCGGGAACAATCTTTCTTGAAGGCAAAAAAGAGATGAAATCCCGTGGATTGGCCTCACCGGACGCTGCTGACGCGATTGCCGTCACGTTTGCGTTCCCTGTGGCCCATCGGGAGTACAATGAGCGCACTGCGCGGCGGACTGTGACCCAAAACCGGCAGTTTCAGACTACTTCTTGGCTAGGTGCGTAATGGCGGCTAAAAAAGGCGTGTCGTTAAGCGTTGGTCGGGGCGAAAAGCTGCCCGCGTCCAAGGGCGCTGGCTTGACCGCCAAAGGTCGAGCCAAGTACAACGCCGCCACAGGGTCTAACCTCAAGGCACCCGCGCCTAGCCCCAAGACTGAGGCCGACAAGGGCCGTAAGGCATCGTTCTGCGCTCGTATGACTGGGGTTGTGAAGAACGCCAAGGGTCCGGCTGAACGGGCCAAAGCATCTCTTAAACGGTGGAAGTGCTGATGAAACCCGGACTCTATGCCAACATCCACGCCAAACAGGCCCGCATCAAGGCCGGATCTGGCGAGAAAATGCGTAAACCCGGCAGCAAGGGTGCACCTACCGACAAGGCGTTCAAAGAGTCGGCTAAAACGGCCAAGAAGAAATGAAGTTTCTGCTTCTTTTAGCTGCGTTTTTGATCATTGCTGCGATCATAGACCGCATTTTTGAGAACTGACATGCCGCTGGTTAAATCTCCTTCTTCCGCCGCCTTTCGCAAGAACGTAAAGACTGAAATGGCAGCAGGCAAGCCGCAGAAGCAGGCATTGGCGATTGCCTACTCCACTCAGCGTGCTGCGGCCAAGAAGTCGCCAACAAAGAAGAAGTGATATGGATTACTCCGGGATTGCTGCCGCAGGGAATGTAGCTACAAACGGGTCTAAAAACGAGTCGGACATCCTGTCTACGGCTCGTTCTCGCCTGCACATGGCGATTTCGGCCTACAGCGAGACACGCGAGGACGAGATCGACGACCTGCGCTTTTTCGCAGGTAGCCCGGACAATCACTGGCAATGGCCCGCCGATGTGCTGGCGACCCGAGGTGCGGTGCAAGGGCAGACCATCAACGCCCGTCCGTGCCTGACGATCAACAAGCTGCCTCAGCACGTTCGTCAGGTCACCAACGACCAGCGGCAGAACCGCCCGCACGGCAAGGTAATCCCGGCTGACGACAATGCCGACGTTGAGGTAGCCGAGGTGTTCGATGGCGTTGTACGGCACATCGAGTACATCTCGGACGCCGACGTAGCCTACGACACCGCCTGCGAGAACCAGGTGACGTTTGGTGAGGGTTACGTCCGCATCCTGACCGAATACTGCGACGAGGACACCTTCGATCAGGACATCAAGATCGGACGGATTCGCAACTCGTTCTCGGTCTACATGGACCCGATGATCCAAGACCCCTGCGGATCGGACGCCAAGTGGTGTTTCATCACTGAGGATCTGACCAAAGAGGAGTACGAGCGCCTGTACCCCGACGCTGCGCCCATGAGTACCCTGATGAGTTTGGGCGTGGGCGACCAGTCTTTGAGCCAGTGGCTCAACGAGAACACGGTGCGGATCGCTGAATACTTCTACGTCGATTACACCCGCGCCACGCTTAATCTGTACCCCGGCAACCAGACTGCGTTCAATGGCACGCCCGAGGACAAGCAGATGCGGGCCATGTACGGCAAGCCGCTGCGCTCGCGTCAGGCCGACCGCAAGCAGGTCAAGTGGTGCAAGATCAACGGCTACGAGATTCTTGAGGAACGCGACTGGGCGGGCAAGTACATCCCTGTCGTGCGCGTCGTGGGCAACGAGTTTGAGGTTGAAGGGCGTGTGTATCTGAGCGGTCTGGTGCGTAACGCCAAGGACGCGCAGCGGATGTACAACTATTGGGTGAGCCAAGAGGCCGAGATGCTGGCGCTGGCACCCAAAGCCCCGTTCATCGGCTACGGCGGTCAGTTTGAGGGCTACGAGAACCAGTGGAAAACGGCCAACACGCAGAACTGGCCGTATCTGGAGGTCAACCCTGACGTTACCGACGGTCAGGGCAACATGCTGCCCCTGCCACAGCGGGCGCAGCCGCCAATGGCCTCCAGTGGGCTTCTACAGGCAAAACTTGGTGCGTCTGAGGACGTTAAGTCCACCACTGGTCAATACGACGCCTCGCTGGGTCAAGTATCCAACGAGCGGTCTGGCCGGGCGATTCTGGCCCGCCAGCGCGAGGGCGACACGGGGACGTATCACTACGTTGACAACCTCGCCCGTGCCGTGCGCTACGTCACCCGGCAACTGGTCGATCTGATTCCCAAGATTTACGACACGCAGCGCATCGCTCGCATCATCGGTGAAGATGGCGAGTCGAGCATGGTCAAGATGAACCCGATGCAGCCTGAACCCGTCAAGAAGATCGTTGATGAGCAGGGCGTGGTGATCGAAAAAATCTACAACCCGAGCGTCGGCAAGTACGACGTTGTGGTTGTCACCGGGCCGGGCTACGCTACCAAGCGGCAGGAGTCGCTGGAAGCGATGGCACAACTGCTGCAGGGCAATCCGCAGCTTTGGGCGGTGGCAGGCGACCTGTTCGTCAAGAACATGGACTGGCCTGGCGCTCAAGAGATGGCAAAACGGTTTGCCAAGACCATTGACCCGAAGATTCTTACCGATGAAGAAGATCCTGCGCTCCAAGCGGCCAATCTCCAAATCCAAGCTATGGGCCAGGAGATGGAGCAGATGGCAGGTATGCTCCAGCGGGTTCAGCAGTCGATGGAGGCTCAGCAACTTGAGATTGACCGCTTCAAAGTTCAAACTGATGCGGAAATTAAGACCTATGAGGCTGAAACCCGGCGACTGCAAGCTGTCGCTGCCGGGATGCAGCCCGAACAAGTTCAAGAAGTCGTCATGCAGACCCTTCGTGATGTGATGACCGCTGGCGATATGGCGATTGCCGAACGCGCTCAGGAGATGCCGCAATGAGTTGCGCTGAATTCGTAGGTACGCTGTTTCTAGCGCGGGACGTCACGCATTCCGTGCATCTGAACACTCGGTCCTTTTCCAAACACTCGGCTCTGAACGAGTTCTACGACAACATCGTGGAACTGGCGGACAAGTTTGCGGAGGCGTATCAGGGTCGGCATGGTCTAATCGGGCCGATTGCGCTGATGAGCGCCAAGAAAACAAGCAATGTGGTCGAGTTTCTTGAGGATTCGCTCAAGGACATCGAAGAAATGCGCTACAAGGTGTGTGAAAAGAACGACACACCGATTCAGAACATCATTGACGAAATTGTAGGTCAGTATTTATCTACGTTGTATAAACTCAAGTTCTTGGCATGATCCAACTGCAAGGACAGCCTGGTGAACTGCGTTTTACGCTGCAGATCACCCGCAAAGACACCGGCAAGGTCGAAGAAGTCGAACTAGTCGGCAGAATCACATCTGAGGAATTGACTCATGGCAGTGACCCACAGCACAGCAGCCCGGAACGCAGCGACTGACGCTGTTACGGCGCTGATTGGTACTAGCGGCAACTTGGTGTTCCGCATTAGCCCCTCGTCTGTTGCCTCCCCCGGCACAGCCGTAGCTACGCTACCCTTGAGCGCGACAGCATTTGGCGCATCGTCAAGCGGTACGGCCACCGCCAACGCTATCACTTCGGACACCAACGCCACAGGTAACGCTTCTGCGGTTGCGTTTGCCACGTTGCAGACCAGTGGTGGGACGGTGGTGATTCACTGTGCTGTAGCGGCCAGCGGCTCCGACATCAACATGACCAACGGCCTGACTGTAGCGCCAGGCGACACAGTGTCCTGCTCCAGCCTGACCTACACCGCACTGAGCGCGTAACATGGCCGATAACGTACCCATCACACCCGGCTCCGGCGCGGACATCGCCACGGATCAGGTCACCGGCACAGGTGAACAGATCCAGTTGATGAAGCTCGCCATCAGCACCGATGGCAGCAGGACGCTTATTCCCGCAAATGGGACAGACGGCTTGTCAGTCAAACTGACAAACGCAAGCGTTCCGGTTGGCGATGGCACTAATGTTGTTACGATTGACACTGACCCCGCAGATAGTGAGCCAAACAGCGGGAATGCGCTGCATGTTGAGGGCCGCACCTACCTCTACAACGGCAGCACATGGGATCGGGCGCGGGGCAACATCAGCAACGGCATGTTGGTTGATGTCAGTCGGGTGCAAGGTCAGGTTCAGGTTGGCGATGGCACCAACGCTGTCAGTGTCGATACCGCAGGCACTGACGCCGAGACTAACGCTGTCAACCAGTTGCACACGCAGGCAAGGCTCTACGGGTTTAACGGGACGACTTGGGATCGCATTCGCAGCACGGCGTTGACCTTCAAGGCCAACCAGTACACCTCAGCGCAGACTGGTACGGCGCTGTGGACGCCTGCTTCAACTAAAGCGGTTGTTATTACATCGCTTCAGATCCAGTCTGGCGGCACAACCGCAGGAACCTGCATTCTGTGGTTTGGAGCATCCGGCGACACGACTTACACGCGAGGCACTGACGCCGCTGTGTTTGACGGTGAGTTCGCGCCAACGGCGACCAATAAACCCGGCGTGATCATGACGCTCCCGACCCCGATTCGAGGAACGGCTGACTATGTGCTGCGAGTAACGACGACCAACGCGCAAACGGTGACGTTCACTGTCTGGGGCTACGAGATCTGATGCCTGCCGTTTTCTTTTTTCGAAATCTTGTCTCAACCGTAGGTGGAGCGGGAGGGCGCGTCGCTAGCCAGACATCAGGTGCTACGGCTGCTAATGCTGTCACCACAACGACCGCAAGCGGCACAAACATTCCGGTCACTGCGACCGCAGGGGGGCAGGCGCTCACGTGGTTCACTCAGCCGATTACGGTACAGGTGTCGATTCCATCTACAGCGAATCAGGTAAACGCATCAATTCAAGCATCGGAGTCCGCCGCAAGTGTGAATGCTGGCGTGGCGATCACAATTGAGCGGTGTGACAACTCGGGCACCGTCCTCAGCAACATTCTTACTTCCACTGTTATTGGCGCTGAACTGCTAACGGCTCAAGGAACAAGGTCAGCCAGTTTCGCTGTGACCGCAACCACAATGAATGTTGGCGAGCGCATCAAGTTTACTGTCAGGATCGTCAACGTCGGAACGATGGGCGCAGGTACTGCCACCGTTTTTTACAACGCATCCGGTGCTAGTACCCGCGTTACTTTTACTCCAGACATCATCACTGACGAAATAATTGAGATCAATCAGTACCAAGGCGGCGGTACTTACGGCTACAACTGAGGCAACTATGGGCACTGAGATTTGTCTGGGCGCTTATGCGACAAGCCAGGAGGCGGTAGACGCAAAGGCACTGCGCCCTGAACCGGAAGAACAACTGGCCGTCATTCAGGACAATTACGACCCCGAGCATCCTTGGCGGCTTTGGTGGTTTAGGCCTGCGGAAGCCTAATGTCATTGCTCCTGTTATTCAAAGGTGGCGGTGCGGTAACGCACGACACCACAGGGGCACTGACAGGTCCGGGGTCTGCAGTTGTAGGAGCGGCTGCTCGCAGTCGCATACACGCCACATCGGGCACGCTTGCTGCGGGTAACGCTGTTGTTTCAGGTAGCGCAGCCCGCACCGCCGGAGCGGTCAACCACGTTGCTTCCGGCGTTTTGGTTGGGCCGGGTTCTGCTATTTCCGGTGCCTCTAATCGGTTCCGAGCCTTTGCCACCACTGGAACCCTGACCGGCCAAGGTTCAACGGTTTCTGGTAGCGCAATCAAGATCACCACCCACATTACGTCGGGTGTTTTGACCGGCCCCGGCGCATTGCTAAATGGTGCTGCCAACCATATTTCGCTTTACCCCAACCCATCTGATGTTCGTGCAGGCGTTCAATACGGACCTGGTGGCATTTACACTGGCACCTTGACGCCTGAGGGTGGTAGTACAATAATCCGACTGCGTTCTTTCACGGAAAGACACTAAAATGGCCCTTACTCTCAAAGCAATCACCACGCGGCTGGGCTACCAGCAGATCACCAGTTTGAGCAGTTCGACTGGCCTGACTGTGCCTCAGACCGACCTGAACGGTCTGGCGTGCAAGCCTACGCTTGCCATCATCACCTGCGAAACGCAAGCCGTTCGCTGGCGCGACGATGATGTGGCCCCGACCGCCTCGGTTGGTATGCCGCTGGCCGCTGGTGTGACGCTGCAGTATGACGGTGACCTGAGCAAGATCAGGTTTATCGAGCAGACCGCCAGCGCCAAGCTCAACGTTTCTTATTACGCTTGAGGTCGCCATGCAAGTGTTCAGCGACACCGGAACCATCGACCCGGCCAAGTTTCTTGACTACATCGCCACGCAACTGTCCGGTGACGTTGCTACGCTGGTCAAGACCCGTGATGAACTTGCCAAGCGGCAAGGGGCACTGACAGCCGTCAACGAGGCGGTTGCGGATCGTCAGGCTGCAGCTAAAGAACTGGCGGATGCAAAAGAGCAGGCTAAAGCGCTGCTTGATGACGCCAAGGCCAAGAACGCCAAATCGACGGCTAAAGCCGCCGATCTTGCCGCCCGTGAAGAAAGTTTGAACGCTCTTGAACAGTCTAAAACCGAAGCATTTAATGCTCAGGAAAAAGACATTCAAAACCGTGAACAGATTTTGGCGACTCGTGAATCGCAGGTTGCCGCTCAAGCCAGCCGCAACGATGAGCGTGCTGCTCAATTGAACGCCGCTGAAGCTGCTCTGGCGGCTCGCGTTAAGGCGTTCCAAGATAAAGTTGCAGCATTGAGTGCTTGATGACAGAATAAGCAGCAAACGTACTGGCCCGTTAGACCAGGCTCTCAACAGAGCAAATAATGTCCGAAGAAGTTCAAGTCCCAGCGGAGGCGCAATCCGCGCCGGAACAGGAAGCCACGGCGGCTCTTGAGTCCGTAGTAGAACAGCCGGTAGCTGAAAGCCAGCCTGAAGAAAAGCCTGCACGAACTTTTACGCAGGAAGAACTTGAAGCGGCAATCGGCAAACGCCTCGCAAGAGAGCAACGAAAGTGGGAACGCGAGCAGCAGGCCAGACTTGCACAAGTGCAAGCGCCGCCCAAAGACATCGCGCTGGATCAGTTTGAAAGCCCGGAAGCCTACGCGGAAGCGCTGGCGATCAGAAAGGCTGAAGAACTACTCGATCAGCGTGAGCGTCAGAAGCAGCAGTCAGTGATGCTCGATGCCTATCACGAACGGGAAGAAGAAGCCCGTGGCAAGTACGACGACTTTGAACAGGTCGCCTACAACCCGCGAGTTCCAATCACCGATGTGATGGCCGAAACGATTCGTGCTTCAGATATTGGCCCGGATGTAGCTTATTACCTTGGGTCCAACGTCAAAGAAGCCGAGCGGATCGCCCGCCTGTCGCCCTTTTTGCAGGCAAAAGAGATTGGCAAGATTGAAGTTAAGTTGTCCGACAATCCGCCGGTCAAAAAGTCTACTTCTGCACCTGCACCGATCACACCTGTCACTGCACGAACCAGCAGC